GATGGCGATTGAAGCCGACTATTTATCGCAAGCACGTGAACTAGCCCAAACCGAAGAAGAAGCAAAGCTTGAAGCTGCAGTAACTGAAGCTGAAACGCAAAAAGAGCTACTTAATGAAAAGCTGATTTCACAGGACGAATACCAGGCTAAGTTAAAAGAAATTATTGCCTCTTACTCACCTGAGTCAGTCGATCCCGAAGCATTAGAAGAAAAGAACCAAGAAGAGTTAGAGATGCTCAATGATAAGCTTGATAGTCAGCTTATCTCATACGAAGACTATTTCACTAAGCTTGGTGCACTCAGCAAAAAAGACTCATCCGACAAAAAGAAAAAGGCAGAGTTAGAAAACTTCTGGTCAGAGTCATCAATTAAGAACCAAATGGATTTGGGTACTCAGCTTTTAACAAGCTTGGGCAATAACAGTAAAACCGCTCATAAAATTCAACAGGGTTTGTCTGCAGCGAACGCAGGCATGAATACTGCCGAAGGCGTTACAAAAGCACTGGCAAAACAGGATTACGTTGGAGCAGCTTTAACAGCTGCAACTGGCATTGCGCAAATTGCAGCAATTTGGGCGTCTACGCCCGATGGCAATACCACTGTTTCTCCTGTTGCCGCGCAGCCTACCGAACAACCCCAAGAAAGCTATAACGATCAAGGTGCATCTATTACTGATGTTTCGGGGGATGACATTACCACCCAACGCTTAGTAATTGAATTCAGTGACGAAGCAGTTGAAGCCGTAGGCCGCCACGTTAAAAAAGCAGAAAGCGAGAGACGTATTTAATGATCATCAGTAAAACAAATATAATTGCTGAGAACTCAATTACTCTCGAGTCTGGCACACTCAGTAGCGGTGCACTTGCGAATCTGCAAGATCCTGACTTTTCTCGCTTGGCCAGTAGCAATTCATCAACGTTTGAATTTACTGTTGATGGAATTGGTAGTTGTGAATACATCGCGCTACATGGTTTGAATTTAGCGCTTGGAACTGTTGTAACGCTAACCAGCCCCACAGTAAACAAGACGTTCACGGTATCTCGACCTATCAAAAACTTAGTATTCTATGTTGGCACCGCTACTACGGTAGGTGATTTAACTGTTAGCTTTGCGGGTTCTGGTCAAAAGGTTATTAGTTACATTCAAGCGGGTTTAGTTAGCCACATAGCTTGGGGAACGAATGCAGGCCAAAGCCTTTACTACTTGGGTAGTAATGTTACTAACCGGGTTACGGCTAATGAAGCGGGTTTCCCTGTTAAAAGAGTTCAAGAAACCATTGCACCTAAACTAAGCCTTACATTTAGAAATATGTATAAGGACTGGGCCCGAACCGAACTGCAAGAAATCTTTGCGCTATACAATGAAACGGGCGTTCTTTCCCAACTGGATTACGAAGAAGAAAATAAGCCTGATGAGTCGTGCGCCTTGTTTGAGCTTACGAAAGCTAAAGTTTCTACCCATTCACAAACTACAACCTTGGTAGATGTGTCTTTGGCTTTTAGGGTTGTAGCATGAGCCTATTTCACTATTACGTTGTTGAACTGGATTTACCAGAGGTTACGAGCGCTTGCACAATTAACGGTAACCCCGGCTTTGGTACACCGCTCACTTGCACCGATCAAGACAATCATACGATTGTTACTAAAACGCATAAGTTCACAGATACTTCGTTAATTATCGGCGAGTCTGATGTTTACAAGTGCGTTAACCGCGTGAATGAAACTACACCCATGCTGAAATCGGGTAACGGTGTAGCCAGCACAGCTACTTGCACAATAAGCATGCGCGACTTCACAGGTGATCCAAACTTAAGCAGCCCCGCGTTAGTGGCGAACGCATCAATAAAAAATAAAGGCTCGTTTTTCGGTAAGCTTAAATCTCGAAACGTTTTAACTAATAAGCCATTACGCGTTCGTTATTATGAAAGCGATGGCCGCACATCAACGTTGAAGCGCACACATCACTACATGCTAGTATATGTTAAGCAAAGCGCTAACGATATGTGGACCTTCACTTGCAAAGATGTGCTTTATAAAGCCGATGATGAGAACAGCGACTTCCCTAAAATAGTAACCGGCACGCTGCAAAGTGATATCACCGAAGGTGAGACTACCATCACCATGAATGCAGATATTGCCGACTGGACGCCGTACTCAGATTACACTGCAGTAGTAAGCGGTGATTTGATGATGATAACAGATGCCACTGGCACTTCATCATCAGTAACACTCACGGTGGTTCGCGCAAACACCATTACGCTAGGTTCAAGAACTATTGAAAATGAGCCTTCAACGCACTCAGCAGGTGATGAAGTTTTTCGCGGCAGAAAGTTCGTAAACGCTGATCCTTATGATGTGCTGGTGAAAGTGTTTGAAGACGCTGACTTAACCACAGATAACTACAATGCATCTGTTATTCAGTCTGAACTTGATGAATGGTTACCAAACCTTAAAGGTTCAATTGATGCCATCATTTACGAACACGAAGACACAACTAAATTTTTAGACGCGTTTTGTGCAACGTTAATGCTGGATATGTGGACCGACTTAACCACGGGTAAAATTGTGATTAAGGCTACGAGCCCATGGAATACCACCACAGCAATATTGCGTGAAGGTATCGAAATTAATTACGGCTCTATCAGCGTAGACGAAGACGCCGATCTTTATTACTCACGCGCTTTCCTTCAGTACGACAAGCGAAAGCTTACTGAAAGTGATGATGATGCCAACTTTGCGCGCTCTAGCTTGGCTTATGATGCAACGCTAGAGGGTGAGTATTTTTACAATGCCGAAAAAGTAAAAGATTTAGGCAAGTCTATTGTGCTAAGTAACAAGCTTAGCAATATAGAAACCGCCGAATTAACCACGGTTCGCTATGCCCAGCGCTTTAGCAACAGGCCGCAGCGCATCATTTCAACGGTAGAAGAAAAGAACCTTAACTTTGCTTTGGGTGATGTAGTTGAAATAGAATCAGCGGTAAATCAGGATTTCTACGGCAACCCTAATACGGGCGTTCGCGCACAGGTTGTTAAGATAGCGCCACTTAGTTCAGTTGGTCGCAACTATAAAGTTACAGCAGTAACTTATAACCCTTACATTGGTGGTGTTGCTGGCTCAGACTTACCCGTTAACGCTGAGTTCGACAACAATCTTTTCACCATTGCCGGCGGTCCAGTTTCAGCAGACACCTTCACCTTTATATTTTCCTTACCTTTCTATGGTCAAGACACGCTTAATCAGGCGATATCGGCGGGTTCGTTTCCAGCGGGTTCAACTATAAATTTAGTTTTTCTTAATGGCAGCACAGCCATTGGTCGCGGTGGTAATGGTAATGGCGGGAATGGTGGGGATACATTACGCGGTGCTAATGGCGTAACTATCAACATATACCTATCTGGTCCAACTCCCGATTTTGGAAATGGTTCTTACAATGCTGATGGATATTTGTTTGCACCGGGCGGCGGCGGTGGTGAATTTGAATATCAACAGGGTGAAGATGAGTACGAATTTAATTATGTGATAGGCGGAAGTGGTGGTGCCGGAAATAAGCCCGGTGGCGCTGGATCTGGTGATTCAGACGGTTTCCCTGGTGAAAAGACTGAAGGTGGCAGATCTAACGGACAAGCAGGAAAGGGTGGTAACCCCGGCGAAGATGGAGAAAGTACAAATGGTGCTGTTGCATTTCAAGGCGGGTTGGCAGGCCGCTGTCTTTCTTTAAACGGCTCAACCGTCAACATTTACACGAATGGAAATGTAGGCCGATTTATAAAAGGCAGGGGTGATAACCCAAGCGCCATATCATGATCGAATCATTAATTGGCGAACTTTATTTTGATGTTGAACTTTACGACAGCATTGAACTTGGTACAAGAATTCGCATCGGTGAGCATTACAACGGTTCTAAGTGTGTAATTTGGAAAGATGGTGTTTTTCTAGTTGGTCAGCTTGAAGCATCGATTTCTTTTCAAGGTTCCCTGGTTAAACTAAATAATGCCTCTACTGCACATTATATCTCTTATTTAAACAACGAGCTCGTTGGCAAGCAGCTACAAGTATCTGGCTCGATTATATACACAAATGAAAATGCCTATCGCGAACT